AAAGAGATAGATAAAAAATTAGAAAATTTAAAAAAACAAAAAATAAATTTAGAAGAGAAATTTAAAAAAGGTGAAATAAGCGCTAAAAATTTTGAGATTAAATTAAAAGCCATAAAGAATATTGAAGAGAGTTTAAATAATCAAAAACTTAAATTAAAAGACGAATTAAAAGAAAGTGTTAATAACGCAGAAGAGTTAGAGTATCAATTTGAAAAAATAAACGCAAAAATGAAAACGATGCAAAAGCTCGCATCTTTTAGTAAAAAAGCGACTATTTTCGGAACAGCGGCGATAGGCGTGGGAGAAATGACAAAAGGTTGGGCAAAAGCGCCGGTTGAAAGCTTTATGGAGCTTGAAGAAGCGCAAACACAGTTAAAAATAACGCTCATGAATGCACAGGGAGAAACAGGCAAATGGTTTAATTTAATAGACAAACAGGCAAAGGAGCTCGGAAACAGGCTTCCAGGAACGACTGCCGATTTTTATAAAATCGCAATAAAGCTGAAATCACTCGGCATTAGTTCAAAATCTATCACCGGTGGTGTTTTAAAATCTGCCGCATATTTGGCGGTTGTGCTAAAGGGAATGGGCGTAAGCTATGACGAAGCAGCGGAAGCTACCGCTAAATTCAGAGAGGCCATGGGAATTACAGATAAAAACCTGCTTAAATTTATTGATTTGATTCAAAGAACGGCTTATACGGGGGTTAAACTCCAAGAGCTTCAATATGCTTTTTCTAAAGTCGGTGCTACATTAAAAGGTATAGGTATAAGTGGGTATGAAGCAGCAAAAGGAATTACTCCTTTAATCGGTATGCTGATTAAAGCCGGGTTTAGCGGTGAGAGCGTAGGGACAAACTTAGGAAACATTATAACTGCCGCAATGAAGTTTAAAGGCTCAAAGGGACAGCAGTTAGCAATGCAAGCCGGCGTTGATTTAAGGTTTACCGATGAAAACGGTAAGTTTTTAGGAACTGAAAATATGATGAAACAGCTTGAAAAACTAAAAGCAATTAAGAACGATGCCCTAAGGCTTAAAATAGTGCAAAGTATTTTCGGTACAGGCGAAGCGGCCAATATGGTAAACGTATTAATCCAAAAAGGGACAACCGGGTATAAACAATATTTAAAACAACTCGAAAAGCAAGCAAGTATAAACAAAAAAGTAGAAGCGTCCCTGAAAACTTTAAGCGCAATGTGGGAAGCGTTTACCGGAACGCTAACAAATATTTTTGCAATCATAGGTCAGCAGGTAGCTCCTGCATTAAAATGGATAACTGAAAAATTAAATGAAATGGCCGACGGATTAACTGAATTTTCAGAAAAACATCCTTTACTTACAAAGATTATATCCTTTGTGATTGTAGGATTTTCAGGTGCTGCTATTGCCGTTGGAACTTTATCTTTAATGATTGGTATAGCTACAAGAGCTTTTGGATTGTTTGTGTCTCCTGTGGTAGATGCAGTTAGCTGGGTGATTAAGTATGCTAAAAATTTAAAGATAGCAACAGCAATTCAAAAAGTTTTTAATTTTGTGACAAATATGAATCCGTTTGCAAGGTTTATAACTATAGCTTCTTTAGTAGTTACAGGACTTGTATGGATGTACAATAAATTTGACTGGTTCAGAAATTTTGTCGGCGGAGTTTGGGAGTTTATTAAAAAAGTTTTTAACTGGTCTCCGCTTGAAATTATTGTAAAGAATTGGAATAACATAGTTAACTTTTTTAATAATTTTTGGGGAAATTTAACAAATGGATTTAGCAAGGGTGTGGGTGTAATTACAAACATTTTCTTACATCCTATAAACACAATACAGGCGATGTGGAATAAACTTATCGGCTGGATTATGGATAAAATTAAGTGGTTAAGCGACACAATCGGGAAAGTGAAAGGCTGGTTTAGTTCTTTATTTGGTGGAGACGATAAAGAAAAAAAACTTACCCTTAAACCCGTAACAGAAAAAGTAAAGCCTATCGTAACTGCTGCAGCGGTAACTACAATAGCAACAGCACAGCCGGCAACGATAAAACCGGTTAAGCCTGTAAGCGTTCCTATAAATTCACGAGTGCAAAGTGCAAAAAATACACAAACCGGGCCTTCTACAATAGTTTATAACTTTAATTTCGGAGACATAAAAGTAGAAACAAAAGACGGCAAAATCGCCAACCCTGAAGAGTTAAAAGAACAGTTAAGAGAAGTTATAGAAGATATTAATTTCGAACACAAACAAAGGAGTTTAAGCGATGTTGTGTAGTTTAGGGGATTTCGTTTTTGAAATCGGGGGCGTAGAATTTGAGAAATTGAATCGGCAGTTGAAGTTTAACTTTGCTAAAAGAGAACGCATAGGAGCTAATCCTACTTTTCAGGCGATTAAGGGATATGAAGAAAGTTTTAACTTAGAAGGAAAACTTATCGCAAAAAGTAATTCTTCTCTTAAAAAATTAGAAGATATTGCTAAGAAAAAGCTACCGGTAAGGCTTACGCTTGGGAGTGGAGAGAGTTTAATGGTTTTGATAGATAGCATAGGTGAGGCAAGGAGCTATTTCTTAAAAGACGGACATTACATAAAAAATGATTTCAGGCTTACTTTAAAGGCTTATTATGATTGAGATTAAACTTACTGAAAATAAAAGACTAGACCAGGTCGTTTATGAGAATTTAGGAAGTTTAGATAATTTTGAAAATATACTTGAACTAAATAAGCACCTTATTGAAAAAGATATTTTAGATATAGGAGATATTGTTTATCTTCCTGAGCTTAAGCAGGAAAACGAAAAAATAATAAAAGAAAAGGCGTTGTGGTGAGTATTACGCCTGATTTTAAAGTAGAAGTAAACGGAAAAGACGTAACGGCAAACGTTAAGAAACATTTAGTAAGTCTTAGCTTAAAAGATGAATCAGGCGATGCAACCGATGAACTTACACTTAACTTTGACAATCTTTTTAAAAGACCTAAATATAAGGACAAAATAAAAGTTTGGCTTGGATATAGAACAGGGCTTTATTATTGTGGGAGTTTCTTAGTCCAGACAACCGAAAAAAATCAAAACTCTCTAAGAGTAAGAGCAACTTCTACAAATTTTACAACTGAGATTAAAAAGAAAAGAAACCGTAGCTATGAGAATATAAGTTTGTGTGATTTAATTAAAAAAATAGCCGACCGAAACGGACTTAAATATAGATGTAATTTTAACGATGTATTTTTTAAACACTTAGCACAGACGGATGAGAGTGATTTAAACTTGCTTAACCGGATAGCTAAAATGTATAACGCTACTTTTAATATTAAAAACGATACGATTATATTTGTAAAAAAACAAAGCGAGAGCGACAATTTGCCGATATTCGAGATAGATAGAAAAGATGTAAGCAGCTATTCTATCAAATATGCAAACAAAACTTTATATAAAAGCGTAAAGGCAGTTTTCCACGACACAAAAGAGAATAAAGTTAAAGAAGTCGTTTTTGGGAGTGGAGAGCCGCAGTATGTTTTGCAAGATACATTTAAAGATGAAAGCGAAGCGCTAAAAAGAGCAGAAGGAATAATGGACCTTCTAAATTCAGGAATTAAAAGCGGTAACTTAACAATGGACGGAATGAATATTATTGCCGGAGCTAAACTTAAATTAAACGGCTTTGGTGAGGATGATGGGGAATATTCTATTAAAAGGGTTACGCATAGTTTAAACGGAAGTGGGTATACGGTTAGGGTAGAGTTTGAGAAGTGATTTAAAAAAAAGACTTAACCCAAAGGGGTTAGGTCAGACCGAACTCCTTACAAAAAGTGGAAAGCAGGTAGGCAGCAGGTGCGAGGATGTTTATGAGATGCTTATAACATCGTAGCAAACCCTGCATCGCTATCAACCAAATCCCCTAAATCTCTAAAAGTATAATCCTCTGCCTCTTTTTTTCTAATAGGCATATATAAATATTTTCCATACCACAGGGGTTTTTGTGATAGGTTTTTTAGGGCAAGATTCACCCTCTTAAACGCCTGTTTTAAATTAACAGGCTGTCTTTCTATAATATATAAAAATATATCGTGTGTAATATCTTCTATTAAATCTGACATCTCTTTATAATCTAATATTCTTTTTAAGTGTAGCGTAACAAAATTAACCACACTTGCTCTACAATATCTATATAAATCTGCCTGTTCTTGTTTACTTAAGATATAATCGCTAAGTTTTTGCGTATCATGATAATATAATATAATATACCCTCTCTTTTTAGCTCTCCAAAAAGTTGAGCGGCTTATTTTACCCTCTTTGTAAAGGGTTTCTATTTTATTAAAGTCTGTAATTTTCTCTCTTTTCATTCTCTCCCTTTTAACTCTTTATCGCCCCTTTCGTAAAAGAGGCTGTAAAAAGTTAATTATTCTGTCCTTCTAATTTTTTAATTAAATCACACAATTCAAACGGATTAGAATTTGCATACTCAACCTTTACTTCGCCTGTGTCAAAATCAATAAAATACCATTTGTCTTCGGGGTCATAACGCCCCGTAACTCTAAAATGATATATTCTTTGCCCATCTGCTGCCTGAATAATAGCCCCCTCGCTCATACCAAGAGCTCCACGAGGGCTCTCATAGCTATCGTAAAAAGATACTGCATCTTCTCTGTTTATTAATTTACTGCTTCCTCTAAAAGAGCATTGTGCAAAAATATTAATAACTTTACTTCCTTTTTTTCTATATATTAACCCCTCCTCCGCATTTAAAGGATAATAAGCAACATCTTCTACAACTTTATCCCCTTTCCTAAAAGAAGCAACTTCCTCATCGGTTAGGGACGGGCTAATAAAAACTTTAAGCCCGTTATAGCAAGTTCCGCCTCCGCCTAAAACAATGTAATCGCAAGTATTTACAACTTCTTTATCTGTCATGTAAACCTCCTTTCCTAATTTTATAACTTTAATTTTCCCGTTAAGAAAAATAAAATCTTCTCTTTCTCCCGGAAAAAAACCTTTTTTAGCAATAGAGCATGGTTCTATTGCTATAACACTATCAAAATCGTTATCCCCTCTGTAAAAAGTTTT